GAGAACCCGCGCCCAAAATCTGGCGAATCCGAACCAAGCGGGTGGGTTCGTCCTTATGGATCCACTATCTGGCCCGATGGGTAGCCCGTTTGATACTCGCAAGATTAGCTACGGGGCAGGGCAGAACTTCCCAACTTACACGCCCGACGGCGCTAACCAGACGCCATCCACAGGTGGGCTGTCCACAGGTATCGGCATTGGCCCGAATCGTGTTATTGGCCTGACACCGGATTTGCCGGTGGCGTCAACTCCCGTTTACGCTATCTTCCGGGCAGGGTTTAATGACGACATGGTTCCGGGAAACAAGCAGACCTTCACTGCCCCGCCGCCTCCGGGAAATACAGCCAGCAACGTGGATGACTCGCGGATGATTTATATCGGCGGTGGGCGTTCTAATGCGAATGTCAACGGTATCGCGCCAACGGTTCCTTATACGGCAGGCGTCGCGTTGCTCGGCGCGGGTAACGGAGCATCTCGCGATGCTGGCGCAGGCCCAGCCTTCACCGGCTTCCCGTTGAAGATGGTCACCGCAGCAGGCGCGGTTGCTATCGGTGCGGCGATTGAAGGAACATTCATTAACCGCTCGGGTGCGGCTATGGTTCTTGGTCAGTCTGCCTTTGGCAGCAGCAACACGGCATCAGCTGTTCCCTCTTAACCACAACAATAGAAAGGACCATACACGATGGAAACTTTTACTGCAGATATTTCCCACTTTGACCCGCGAAACCCGTTTGCGGGGGACGAGCGTATGCCCGTGAAGTTTCATATGGGCGCGGTGCTGGATCAAGCCGCAACCGACGCGGCGGGGCGTCCTATCTACAAGGACGAGGAGTTCATCACCATCTATGTATCCAAGGATAGCATCGTGGATCGTGTGGTGCGCGATACGGATAAGAACCGCTGGCCTCGCCAGTATCAGGGCTGGAAGAACACTGGTGAATCTGTTCCTGGCGCAGCCGGAACACCACTGGAAAATTGGGCACAAATCAGTCGTGCCCAATGCGAGGAATACAAGTTCTTTAAGATTTACACGGTGGAGCAACTGGCCGAACTTCCGGATTCCATTAGTGGTCAAATCATGGGGGTGCAGCGGTTGAAGGCACTAGCCAAGGCATTCGTGGAAACGGCGAAAGGCGAAGTGCCATTGCTGAAAATGCAGATGGAATTGGAAGCGCGTGACGGGCAGATTGCAGAACTTCAAGCAGAAATGCGGCGGCTTACTCTGCTGGTTGAAGGTTCTAAGAAAGCGGCGTAGATGTCCTCACTACAGAAGTTGCAGCCCATCCTGTTTGAAGTGCAGCAAGCCTGTCTTCAAATGGGCCTCCAGCCTCCCCTAGATGTATACGGGTCACAGGATGAGACTGCAACTTTGATGGGGGCGGTCGCTAACCTTGCAGGCATCCTGCTGACCGATAGTTTCCTGTGGCAGGACCTCCAAGATGTGTTAGTCCTCAATGGCGATGGGGTGCGGACGCAGTATGATCTACCTGTAAATTTCAGCAGCATCGTGGATAGCACAGGCTGGAGCAATGCCGTTCGCCGGCCTGTAGTCGTCCTAAACCCGCAGCAGTGGGCCGGTGTATCTTCTTGGCTTAGCACGTCGTTTTATACGAATCCCGCTGCCCGTATTTTCCAGAACACTATACAGTTCATGTCGCCGCCACCCCCAGCGTCTACTGTGACTTTCCAGTATCGTAAAAGTGACTGGGTCATTGACGGCGTCGATCCTACGAAAACTAAGGGGATACTGGAACGTAGTGCGGATGTGCCCCGCTTTGATTGGCTGATGATGACGCTCGCCATTAAAGTGAAGTGGTATGAGCAAAAGAAGATGGACACTTCGGCAGCGCAGAGTGACCTTAACGACCGTTATCTACAGCTTACACAGAGGGATGAACTCGGGCAGACGCTACCCCTGTCTGGCCCATCTATTGGAGGATTCCGTTATCTGGATAACTACTATAACACGCCCGACTCTGGGATAGGATTTTAGTGTTTCACGCCGTCAATGCTCCAATTCCTAAGGCGAAGCCGCAGATAGGCAAGTTAGTCCCTCTGCCACTTCCTTATAAGGGGATCAATGCCCGTAGCCCATTTTCGGCTATGGAGCCCGACTACGCTATAAATCTAATCAATGTAATATCTGAGACCTACGGCTTGCGCTCGCGGAAGGGGTATACGGAATGGGCTAACAACATTCCGGGTGCGAAGATACCCATTTCTACGATGATGTCTTATTTCCCCGCTATTGCGGAGCCAGCGATATTCAATACAGCGGAAGCGCCATTTAATCCCCAGCCGCACTTCACAATATTCACCACAACTGGTCCTCCCGCAGGGAGGTTGTTCGCGGCTAAGGGCGGCAATCTATACGATGTGACGCTTGGCGGGGTAGGCCCGTGGACTGCAGAAGTCGGTATCACTGGCACAAGTGATTACTGGACCTCTGTGATGATGCAGAATATCGCAGGGGCGTTCCTACTTGTCACTAACGACAACGGTGGGTATTCCTATTACAATGGGACGACGTGGGCTACCCCGACGATGGGCGTTGCTGTGGGCGAGATAACTGGCGTGGATCCAGCTAAGTTTTGCTTCGTGATGCTTTACAAGAAGCGCATCTGGTTCATAGAAAAGAACTCCACTCGCGCGTGGTATCTTCCTGTGGAGCAGGTTACGGGCGAAGCTACGGCATTTGACTTCGGTAGTCAATTTGAGCATGGCGGGGAACTAGCGCAATTGAAATCGTGGTCTATGGACAGCGGCACTGGCATGGAAGACCAGCTAGTGGCTATCAGCTCACAGGGTGATGTGGCTATCTATCAAGGGGCTGACCCCGAAGACCTCACCACGTTTAGTATCGTCGGTGATTATTATGTTGGGCCGCTCCCCGTAGGACGTCGGCAAGCGATGTCTGCCGGTGGGGATGTCCTTATTCTGTCACAATTCGGTCTGCAACGGGTAAGTAAGATTCTGTCATCTAAGGCAATGGCAGAGCAAGTTACTGAGCACGAAACGTTTATCATCGACCCTTTCATTGGTCGGTTAATGCAAACGGATTCCCAGTTACAGGGCTGGCAAGTCCTTGAACTGGCAAAGGAGGAACTTTGGGCTATTGGTGTTCCGCGGCAGGCCACGACTAACGGTGGTGATTATCTAGCCCACAAAGCTACGAATAAGTCGTGGTCGTTTCTCCGTGATACAACCTACACGAGCCTAGTGAACATCGGACCACAGATATTCGCTGGCACGGTTGATGGTCGTGTGGTTAAAGCGTTCAATGGCCCGTTGGATAATGTGCTGCTTGATACTCATCGTGGGGTCGGGATTAAGTGCCAAGTGCTTCCTGCCTACAACACGATGGGGAACTCAGGGCTATATAAGCACGCTATGATGATTAGGCCGTGCTTCCTATCCACGGATACGCCCGTTCTGAAGGTTTCCATGCTGGTGGATTACATACCGCCGAAGCGTGCCTCTATGACGGCGCTGCCTGTCTTCCGTAGTTACTTTTGGGATGACTTCGAATCTCTTTGGGATGTGGCCCGTTGGGGTGGGGAGTTCGTCCTATTTAAGAAGTGGATTGGTATTTCCGGTGTCGGGTTTGCGATGACCCCACAGCTTGATTATATGTGTGGCGGGGATACGCTCCTGACGAATATAGATATTTGGATTGAAGGCGGAGGGCCGATGTAATGATAGCTCTACCGAACTCCCCAAGAGAATGGACTGTCCTTACCCAGTTCCTTAATCACTATTCCTTTGTGCAGCCGAGTGCGGATTTGCAGGTCATGGGGTGGGTGGTTGAAGACGACCTTAAGATGGTCGTGGGATTTAATGCCTTCTTGGGCAAGACGTGCCAGATGCACGTTGCCATGAAGCCTGATTGGAAGTTCACGCCTAAGCTTATGCTACGAGCGTCGTTTGAACATGCGTTCAACACGCGAGGCTGCGAACTGGTTTTAGGCATCGTCAATTCATTTAATGAAGAGGCACTAACCTACGACCATCACCTTGGCTTTGAAGAAATGTGGCGGCTACCCAAGATGCACGATGAGGGCGGGGATATCGTCGTGCTAGGGATGAGAAGAGAAATGTGCCGGTATATCGCGAAAGTGGAGGAGCTTCAAAGTGAAGATACGCGTAGACTTGTTTAGTCAGGGGATAGCCCCTGCACTGCTACATTTCGCGACCGTCCTGAATGGTGGTGGCAAGAAGCAAGCTGCTCCTGATTACCAAGGGGCAGCGCAGACGCAAGCCACCGCGTCCAAGGAAACTACGGCACAGCAGAACTTCGCTAACAGGCCGAATATCTATACTCCGTGGGGCAGCCAGACATGGGATGTCAGCACTACGACCGACCCCACGACCGGCGTAACCGTTCCGCAGTGGTCACAGAATGTCAACCTTACGCCGGAATCCGAAGCGTCGCTGAAGGGTCAGCAGCAGCTTGAGAATAGCAGAACCAATGCCGCTCAGGGATTGATGGGGCAGGTCGCAGATGCCACGGCAAATCCGTTCCCTTATGAAAACATGCCCAAGGTTCCGGGTAGT